GGGCAAGACCCTGACCTGTATCTGAGGAACGTCACCCTTATCCGAGTACTCAAGAACCGTTTCTCTGGTCTCACCGGACCCGCTTGCTACCTGCACTATGACAGGAAGACGGGACGCTTATCACAGATAGACGATCCTTCCAAGGAGGAGGAGGAGGAGCAGGAGCAGGAAGAAGGTGGGTCAGGGGCAGACGCAGAAGATTTTGAAAAGGTGGTGTAAGAATGAAAAGATTATTCTTAGACATAGAAACAAATGGATTTAATCCAAACTGTATCTGGTGCGTAGGTACAAAAATGGTGGAGGATAATAAAGATGGTACAACAACTGAAACAAGTACCCTTTTCAGAGAGGCAGAGAAGGATAGCCTCAGAGATTGCATCGAGCAAGCGGAGAAAGTTATTGGCCATAATTCTATTCACTTTGATTTTCCTATACTTGATAACCTTTGGGGGATACATATTAACCCAGATCAAATGGTAGACACCATGGTCCTCTCTCAATTGGCAAACCCAGTCAGAGAAGGTGGCCACTCCCTGGAGGCATGGGGAAACAGGCTGGACTATCCCAAGATAGATTTCTCTTTTTCTCTTTTTTATAAAGGGTTCACAGAGAAGATGGGAGAGTACTGTATGCAAGATGTCAATCTTACTCATAAAGTATACAAAGATGTACTCAGTGAACTGGATAAGTTCAGCGGGAAGTCTATTAAAATGGAGCACCAGGTAAGAATGATCTTGTCTGAACAGGAGAGGAACGGGTTTGCCCTGGATGAAGAGAAAGCAGTGATCCTGGTATCAGAGTTAACAGATGAACTCACAAGCATCAGGGACCAGATGCAAGAGATTTTCCCTCCCAAGGAGATACAACTGAAGACCAAGGTAAAGTACGAGGACTTTAACCCTGGGAGCAGGAAGCAGATAGCCGAACGCCTGGAGGAGAAAGGGTGGGTACCAAAGAAGAGGACAGAGCTTGGCACAGTGGTGGTGGACGAGAGTGTTCTATCAGGGATAGACATGCCAGAGGCCAAGTTGGTGGGAAGATACATGATGCTCCAGAAAAGAATAGCTCAGATTAATTCCTGGGTAGGTGCCATCAACCCTGTGACAGGGAGAGTACACGGGAAAGTATTTACCCTGAAGACCATCACTGGAAGGATGGCCCACGCCTCTCCTAATATGGCCCAGGTACCAGCGGTATACTCACCCTACGGGAAGGAATGCAGAGAACTATGGGTACCAGGTAACTCCAAGAAACAAAAACTGGTGGGGGTAGATGCTTCTTCAATAGAACTCAGGATGCTGTGTCACTATATGAATGACCCAGAGTACACAGAGATAGTGGTATCAGGTGACATACATACAGCTAACCAGGAGAGAGCAGGTCTAACCTCCAGAGATCAGGCCAAGACATTTATCTATGCTTTCCTATACGGTGCAGGTGCCGCCAAGATAGGAAGTATTGTAGGAGGTTCTGCCAAAGATGGGCAGGAACTTATAGATAATTTTTTAGAAGCTACCCCTGCACTGAACAGGGAAAGGCAAAGGATTACTCTCCTGGCAGAGAAAGACGGGCTGGTCCAGGGACTGGACGGTAGGTATCTCTGGATAAGGTCTCCTCACGCCGCTCTTAATACCCTCTTGCAAGGGGCCGCTGCCATAGTTATGAAAAGAGCACTGGTACTGTTTCACCAGGAGTTAAGAGACAGGGCAAAGTTTGTTGCCAATGTCCACGATGAATGGCAACTGGAGGTAAGGAAGGAGGACGATCCTCAGGCGGTGGGAGAGACAGGCATAGAGAGTATAAAAAAAGCAGGGTTGTATTATAAATTAAACTGCCCCCTGACAGGTACATATAGCATAGGTGATAACTGGGCAGAGACCCACTAGAACAGAAAGGACAAAGAAAATGACTAACAAAACTTCAAAATTAGCCAGTAGTTATACTATACCTAATCTTTTAGGAGATACTTAAGATGGGCCGTTATATTAAAACAACAAAAAAACAGATTATCGAATGGGGAATGAACAATATCTACGAGGTAGGTTTTCCGGTAGATAATGCTGACATGGCTACTCGTTGTTGGCGGTGTGGGTATGAGCGTGCTACAGAAAGATGTCACGTTATTCCGCACTCCCTAGGTGGTGAAGACACCCCGTCTAACTATAGACTACTTTGCCCTGAGTGTCATGTAGAGGCACCTAATGTCAATGATCCTGATGCAATGGATAAGTGGATACGTTCAACTGGTGTAGGAACATACGACACTTTTTGGAAAATAAGAGAAGCACATGATTCTGTATGGAAAGATTCAACCTGTCATGCTGGAGAAAAACTTAATATTTCTACAAAAGAATGGATGGCAGAAAAACTCTTAGAAAGATTAAAGGATAACGGTATAAATCCAAATTGGTTAGGCGCAGAAAAAATAAAAGCCTGTCTTAAACGGTGAGCGGCATGGAGAAAAGGCAAAATGCAATAGCATATTATAGAACCAGCAGTGCCACGAATGTAGGTGATGACAAGGATTCCCAACACCGTCAGCGCCGTGCAGTCAGAGCATATGCCAAGGAAAACAATATTAGATTGGTGGGAGAGTTTTATGATGCTTGCGTGAGTGGTGAGATGCCCTTGGTAGAGCGTGAATCTTGGGCAGGGATGTCAGAAATTATGGAAGAAGAAGAAATAAGTATGGTGCTGGTGGAGAGCGCAGATCGGCTGGCAAGATCACTGGTAGTGCAGGAACTATCAGTGCTGATGATGCAGGAGCTTGGGATCACTATTATGACAAGTGCAGGACAGAATATTACTGATGATATTGATCCCGCAAAAGTGGCAATGAGACAGATGGCAGGGGTATTTTCCCAATATGAAAAACAAAGAATTATACTTAAATTGAGAACGGCAAGAGAACAAATCAGAATGAGAGAAGGCAGATGTGAAGGTAGGAGAGGGTACAAATTTACTGATCATGATCTGATTAAGTTGGCCAAGGGAATGAGAAGGAAAAGGAAGAACAGGAGCTACAGGGATATTGCTGATCAACTGTTTAGGCTGGGCTACAAGACCAGCACAGGTAAGAAGTTTGGCGCAGATCAAGTTCAGAAATTGTGCAGGTACAGACTGATGGAAGGTAAGACAGCATGACCATTGTCTCCCTCTACCTTGCTACAGAATGAAGGCTTTGAACCCTTTGTTCTTTTTGTATTAACCAAACCAAAGGAAGAGGAGGAACACTAACATGGGAGAAACAGAAATCTTATCAGAGAAATGCAGAGTTAATAGAAAAGAGATACTAAAAAAAAATGTAGCTGATCTTCAAGAACAGTTACAGAAATCTTATCAGAGAAATGCAGAGTTAATAGAACAGAACAATTCATTACTACACGAGAGGGATACCCTGATACACCAGCATTTAAACGAAGAGCAAGTGACAAGATCAGAAATTAAAAATAAAAAATGCTTGACAACCTATGTTGAAGATGCTATGAACTGTAATATTAAAACATTCCAGACAATTCTGGGTAAACTAAAAGGAGTATAGAACTTATGCCAATTGTACAAGGTACAGCTTACTGGGCAAAACTTGATCCCAATTCACCAGCACAGAAATACCAGACCACTTCTAAGGAGGATACCGAATGGTGTCTTGATCTTGGACTTTCTTCCAAGGCTGTTAAGATGATCCAGGGCATGAACCCTTCTGCCTCTGTCAAGGACGGGAAGAAGAAGAACCATGCCAGTGGTGGCCCGTTCTTCAAGTTCAAGAAGAATGCCTACACCAGGGAAGGGAAGCCACTCCCTGCACCCAGGGTGGTGGATGCACAGAAGAATGATATCTCCGGTACTACCATAGGGAACGGGAGCACGGTCAATGTACTCTTCCGTTCCAAGGAAATGGAACAGGGACAGTGGACAGGTAAGAGTGTATTCTACCTAGACGCAGTCCAGGTTCTTGAGTTGGTTCCTTACGATGGGCCAAAGAATGAAGACTTCTCTGAAGTTGACGGCGGGTACCAAGGGGAGGAAAATTTCTCCAGAGAGACCACAGAAGATAAAGGTCTATAGGAGAATACTTGATGAGTAGTAAGATTAGCACTCTACTGGAAGACATTGCGTCCCGTTTAGAGGAAAGGAAAGAGCCAGAACAGGCTAATCTTACTCTCTTTCTAGAAGAGATAAAGGAGGTGATGCAAAACTTTTTTACAGAAGATTCTAACCACGACAGCACAGGGAAGCTTAGGCTTTCATCAGTGGGAAGAGAGGACAGGAAGCTTTGGTATGGTTTCCAGGGGTATGAGAAAGAGAAGCTGACCAGGGATCTAAAGATCAGGTTTTGTTTTGGTCACATACTGGAAGCTTTTGTCCTCCTTCTCACCAGGGAGTCTGGTCACCTGGTGGAGGACTGTCAGAAGGAAGTGGATGTAAAAGGAGTAAAGGGACACATAGACTGTAGGATAGATGGGGAACTGGTGGATGTTAAGTCTGCCTCACCCTATGGGTTTAAGAAATTCCAAGACGGGAGTATTCTTACAGGTGACGATCCTTTTGGTTATCTCTACCAGCTTAGTTCTTATGGTGCGGCACTAGGGAAGGAGAAAGGTTACTTCTTCTCCATTGACAAGAGCGGAGGAGGTCTTGATCTTTTGGAGGTACCACTGGACAGGGTTGATCCAGCGGAGAGGATAGGTTATTTAAAAGACATCTTGCCTGACACTGAGCCACCTCCCAGGTGTTATTCAGAGGTGAGGGAAACATCAGGAAACAGGAAGCTGGGGTTCAACTGTAAGTTCTGTGATTACAAGGCAGAATGCTGGAAAGATTCCAACAACGGTGCAGGTCTCCGGAGATATAACTATGCCAAGGGTCCGGAGTTCTTTACTCATGTGGTGAGAGAACCCAGAGTAGAAGAGGACTTCTTTTGATGAGTGCAAGACCAGACCAATCTATTATCCTCTCTTACCAGGAGTGTAAATTTTGTAAATCCTCTGATGGTTTTGTCTTCTATGACAGCCATGGTTACTGCTATCATTGTAATGAGATCTGGTTTGGAGAAGACTATGATCAAGAACTGGAGGATATGTACAAAATGCACTGGACTTTTAGAGATGATAAGACCAGGGTACCTGACCCTGATAACTATTTTGGTTTTGTTTACCTGATCACCAACAAGAAATCCCAGAGGAAGTACATAGGGTGTAAACAGTACTGGCAGATGAGGCACAGGAAAAAGTATAAGCCTTCCAACTGGAGAGTATACACCTCCTCTTCCAAGGAACTTAATCAGGACATAGAGAAGATCGGGAAGAGAAACTTTAAGTTTGAAATTATCCAAGAGTATTTAACCAAGCGTGGTCTTCACTACTATGAACAGCACTACCAAATGAAGTACCATGTACTCACCGCTATTATCAAGAGTACAGGTGAGAAATCCTACTATAACAAGAACGTGGGAGGGATCAGGTTCTATTGTCCTGTTGAGAAGTATGAAGATCCTGAGTACAAAAAGAAACGTAGTGAACTTGCTAAAGCTCAGTGGTCTGATCCTGAGTTCAGAAAGAAACAGGAAACTTTATGGGCTGATCCTGAGTACAAAAAGAAACGTAGTGAACTTTCTAAAGCTCAGTGGTCTGATCCTGAGTTCAGAAAGAAACAGAGTGAAACTAAAGCAAAGCCTGAGAACAAAAAGAAACGTAGTGAACTTTCTAAAGCTCGGTGGGCTGATCCTGAGTTCAGAAAGAAACAGAGTGAAACTACCGCAAAGCCTGAGAACAAAAAGAAACGTAGTGAACTTTCTAAAGCTCAGTGGGCTGATCCTGAGTTCAGAAAGAAACAGAGTGAAGCTAAAGCAAAGCCTGAGTTCAGAAAGAGACATAGTGAACTTTCTAAAGCTCGGTGGGCTGATCCTGAGTACAGAAAGAGACAGGAAACTTTATGGGCTGATCCTGAGTTCAGAAAGAAACGTAGTGAACTTGTTAAAGCTCGGTGGGCTGATCCTGAGTACAGAAAGAGACAGAGTGAAGCTATGAAGGGGAATACAAATAGTTATAAAGGTCCCTACAGAATTACCTTTAATACTGGTAAAGAGATTATCATTGACAGTATTAAAGCATGGGCAGTTGAAAATGGTTATGGTTGGGGTACTTTATATGAGTGCGTAAGGCGTGTTGGAAGGAAGTATAAGGACATAGTAAAAGTAGAAAGACTGGGGAAAACCAACGGTGACCTGGGGAGGTAGTTACGAAGGTTCCTCTTTTGCCATTGACTCTGTACTGGAGGAAGGGGTACATGATCCGCATTCTCCTGAGAGGGTTCTCTTTCTCTGTGTTATTCTCCAGCAACTGCTAGATGCAACCAAGCCAGAGCACCGGAATGACACCACCTATACCTCTATAAACAGGGAGAGGGCAAAGTCTTGGCTCACCTCAGAGGCAGGAGTAACGGCAGAGGATAAAGAAACTGTGTGTTTTCTTGCAGGAATTGAACCAGGAGCCTTGACAACTTATGCAAAAAAGATTATAGATACACAAGAAGTAACCTTTATACGTAAGAGGATCAATGCAATACTCCATGAACCACTAGCAGTAGAGGAACCTGTAGAAGATGAAAGAGAAGATAAGAGTAAAAGCAACAGAAGAACAGGTGGGTGGTACTCATTATAAAGAGTGCAAGATCCAGCCTGTGGAATATATTGTTGCCAATGACCTTGGATTCCTAGAGGGAAACATAGTAAAATATATTACACGCCACCGTGCCAAGGGAGAAGGTGCCATGGATATTTATAAAGTTAAACACTATGCTGATCTAATTCTTCAGTTACACTATGACATACAAGAAGATGAAGATGACAGCACAACCAGAGAGATTCATTCAAAATGGAACACCATTCCAGATTATACCTGACAGATGAGTTTATTATCTTTGACGGGGAACCTGTTGCCAAGATATGGGA